CATGCTGCTCTCGGTGGCGATGGTCCTGCTCCTGTCGGGTCTCTGCCCAGCGCAATCCCAACCTTCATCTACCCCCCCCCCCCCCCCCCCCCCCCCCCCCCCCCCCCCCCCCCCCCCCCCCCCACCCCCCCCACCCCCGGGGCGGGGAGGTTGGGGGGGGGGGGGGGGCCCGGGAATCGGCCACCGGACCGTCGACTTGTCCCCGTACGTCTTCCCGGCCGGGAACAGCTCGGTCGCCCCGGCCGTGTCGCCCGAGTAGGCCAGGCAGGTCAGGCAGGCGTCCCGTTCGGCGATCCACAGCTTCTCCGCGCCGAGCTGCAACGCGACCAGCTCCACGCCCCGGTTCGCGCCCCGGTTGAACACCCACCGAGCGGTTTGGTCGCTGCGGGTGGTGGCCCGGTTCGCCTTCCCGGCGACTGCCAGCATGTCGCCGTGGGACCGCATGGGCATGTTCTGGGCGAACGCGGCCGCGTCGGCGAGGTCGGTGCCAGCACGCTGCCGCAGGTCGGCGATGGCCTGCGCCATGCCCGGGTCGAGGTGGTTGAGCTGGTCGACGGGTTGGCCGAGCCACTGTTCGGCGAGGCGGGCGCCGAAGTCGACGGCGGCGAGCGCCGCGTCGGTCAACGCTTGGATGACGCGGGTGACGGCTTCCATCGCGCGGGCGATGAACTCGACCATCAGCGCGGTCGCGGCGGCGCGGAGCAGCAGCGACTGGTCCTCGGTGGGGCGTTGGTCGAGGCTGCCGACGGTGGTGAGGTATGCGGCGGTGAGGTCGCGGGTGAGTTGCTGCTGGAGTTGGCGCAGCGGGGCGGCGACGGTGTCGGCGGTGCGGTTTTCGCGGCGGATGGCCCGCAGATCCTGCGCGTCCAGCAGCGCCAGGCTGCCCGGCTGGGTCATGTCTGCGGCCGGCGGATCATCGTCTCCCGCGTCGTGAAGTCCTTGGCCCGGCCCTTGTTCGGCACGAACCCGAACCGGCGGTAGAACCGGATCAGCCGCGCCAGCGAGCTGCCCCATTCGGTGGTGGGCGACAGGACGAGCGTGTCGCCGTTGGCGTCGGCGGCTGTGACGATCCGCTGCATGATGGCAGTGCCGGTGCCTTGCTGCCGCTCGGGCACCTTGATGCGGGGCAGGATGACGTACCCGGACGGGTCGCGGTGCAGGTCGAGCATCAGGCCGGGGAACTCCGCGCGGAGCTGCGCGGCCAGCTGGTCAGGCCAGCTGGGGCCTTTTTCGGGGCCAGCCGGCGCGCCGGATGCGGCCGGACGTTCCGGGATCGCGACGCGGGTCTCGTCGCTGTACTGCTCGATCAGCCGGACCTGCGCCAACGGCAGCCGCTCCTCGACCGGCTCCGGCGTCCCCGGCGCCCGCCACACCGTGGCGATGTCCCGGCTCGTCGTGTATTGCTCGTCGACGTCCCGGTCACGGTGCCGGTTCGGATTGTTGATTCGCCACACGCTGACCGTGCCGTCGTCGTGAACCTGGGCGCCGCCGTCGCGCAGCTCGTCCACCAGCCCCTGCAACTCGCCGAAGTCGTGCCCCGGTCGTGGCCGGCGCCGTGGCGGCACCCACCGGCGGCGGACCGGGTCGTACACCTCGGCCGGCTCCAGCTCGATCCGGGTGTACTCGCCGAACGAGCCTGGCGTGTCCACGACGCGGCGCGACTTCACCCGGAACCGGCCCGCGACGACCGCCTCGTCCCAGCTGGGCAGCCGGTAGTCGCCGTTCTCGTCCCATTCGTGGCTGATTCCCGCCGTGGCGGTGCCCTTCGGGAACACGATCAGGTACTGCGGGTCGGTCGGGTTGTCACGGTCCTGGTCACGCAACGCGTACGTGACCGTGTCACGAGAGCGAGCCGTCGCGGTCAACGGCAGGTCGACCGTCTGGCCGGGTCGCACATCGGCCCACTGCCGGCCGGCGGTGCCATGGAACCGGCGCACGTCCGACGGCTGCGACCCTTCGAAGATGGTGCGCAGGAACCGGGTCGCCACCGCCTGCTGCTGATGGTGGCCGGTGTCGTAGCCGCTGAAGAAGTCGACGAGGACGTCATCGTCGTCGTCGCGTAGCCGCCGGTAGCCGGGGATGCCCATCAGCGCGGCGGACTCGCCGGTGATCGCATAGGACATGCCGTGACTGATGCCCCACGATCCCCGGGCGAGGCCCTCGCCGACGCGGGGGAGGGCGTGGTGCCGGTTGCCGGGGGTGCGGCGGCGCGCGGGCGCCGGCCGGCGCCGCGACGTGGATAGGCCGGGGCTGATGTCGCCGAGCTGGATCTGCCGGGAGGCGCGCACTACCCAGCCGGCCGCCCCGGTCGGGGCGAACTCGCCGCCCCGCGATCGAGGTGTGCCGGCCGGGTAGTGGACGCGGCCGTTCCGGTCGACAACCATCGGGTCAGTAGCTGCTGCGCCGGGCCGTCCGGCGCCGGCCTACGTCGCTGATGCGCCTACGCCGCCCGTAGTTCCCGCCGTGCGCCATCGGGTTGCCCCTCGACAAGCCCATCCGCAGGTGCGCCTGATGACCTCGCCTGCCCCTCGGCATACCGGCCTTGCGTGCCATCGTCATCTCCTCCTACGCCGCCGCGTGCGGCCCATGCTGGGGTACCGGGCCCGGACCGCCGCCCGGACCCTGCTCTTCTGCGCCGGGCTGCCATGCTGCGACACCCGCGACAGCGCGGCCCGGGCGTGTGCCCGGTCGTGGATCGGGTAGGCGCGCCGGCCCGGATAGACGAACGCCGACTTCGGCAGCCGGCGCCGGCCGGCGGCGGTCAGCCGGGCCACGTCACACCGCCTCGGTGGTGTGGGCGGCGATCACCTCGCCGTCGATGGTGACCGGCTGCTGCTGCGGGCGGGTCAGCAGCGCGATGGCTGCCGCGATCAGCATCCCGGCGGCGCCGATCACTTCCTGCCGGATGTCGAAGCCGAGGGTCGCGGCGAGCAGCCCGAGCGCGCCGAGCAGGCTCGCGAACACGGTCGGCTGGATGGGGCGGACGTGCAGCGCGGTCCACGCGCCGGCTGCGGCGACCAGGACGGCCTGGACGGCGCCGACGACGGTGTCGTTGAGCCAGGCGAACGCGCCCAACGACACCAGGAACGACAGGACGCCGATGATCAGCTGCGCGGCGAGGGCGGGGTCACGGCCGAACCATGGCCGGTCTGCGGTGGTGAGGGAGCGGGGCATGGGGGTCTACCTCCTACCGTGGGGGCCGGTCCGACGAGGCGCCGTTCGGCGCTGTGCCGGCGCCGGCTTCGGTTCCATCCTGCCCGGGCGGGGGCGGGGCGGGCGGTTTCGCCCACTCCGGCGGCCCCTCGTTCGGGTCGGCCTTCGCCGCCGCCTCCAGGTTCAGGCCGGGCGGGGCGAGGTCGCCGAGGATCGATGAGATGAACGCCTTGACCTCCGACGCGTCGACCGCGCCGAGCCCGATGGCCGCGCCCAACGCCTGCGCCGCCGCCGCGAACTGTCCGAGAATCTCCACCCGGCGCGCCATGTCGAGGACCAGGGTGTGCTCCGGGGAGAACCACTCGTCGACCTGTTCCTGCGGGTAGCCGGTCTCGACGAGCGCCTGCTCCGTGGGGACGCCGGAGTTGATTTTCGACTGGACGGTCGCCCATCCTGCCTGGTCGTTGATGGTCTGCGCCGGCTTCCACTGGATCTTCACGGTGATCCCGTCGATGCCGAGCAGCAGCAGCGCGAACTCGAACGCGTCCTGCCACTCCGGCCCGAACCGGTCCTGCCGGTCGGACACCTTGTCGGTGATTGGGGCATTCATCCACCGCAGCGCCTCACCCGATGGCGGGTCGCCCTGCCCGAAGTAGAACATCGGCGTCTCGGTGACCTGCGACATCGCGAGGATGTAGCGGTCGAGCGGCCGCATGAAGTTGTCCGGGTTGGCTGTGGAGAACTCGCCCACGTTCGCGGTGCCGAACAGCTTCCACAGCGAACCGGGGTCGCCGCGCATCTGGGTGACGTTGCCCGGGTCCTCCGGGTCCTCCGCGTCGTCATCGGTGTTGAACGGGTCGGTGAAGTTTTGCAGGATGTCGTCGGCCTTCGGGTCCATCAGCGCGTAACGCTGTGGGAACGTCTGGAAGTCGATCGTCGCGGCCTGCGCCTGGATCAGCTTGTTGATCAGCTGCTGGGGGCCGTATGCGTTGCGGTGTTCAGGCTTGCCGTACGGCCGGCCGTTGCGGAAGTGGAAGAACGGGACCTGGTCCACACCGACCGGGTTGGGTGTCTCGAACTCGACCGGTTCGCGTTCCTCTTCCGGGTCGCCCGGGTCGGTGAACTCGATCCAATGCTCGGGCTTGGAGCCGTCCATGTCCGGTTCGGTGACCCACCGCTGGATCCGGTCGGGGTAGTACAGGTTCGCCCGGATGACGTGCTTTCGGTCGTCGCCGGGCAGATCCTCCGTCCATGACTTGATCGCGTACGCCTTGACGAGGGGCATCTGCTCGTCGTAGATCACCCGGACGGTTTGGGACGAGTTGACGAGGATGTCGACGTCGACGACCTGCCCGGCGTCGTCGAGGACGGGCCACACGAACAGGTACCCGTCGCCGGTCTTGCAGGTGTCCAGGTGCAGGCTCTTCGACTCGGCGTCGAGCTGGTTGCGTTTGATCAGGTGGTTGATCACGTCCTGGGCCTGATCGACGCGGGTCTTCTTCCGCTTCGGCTTGGCCCCGTTGGACGGCTGCCCGGGCTCGGCGCGCTCACCGACCTGGGCTTCGTCCTCGGCCTCGGCGGCGGTGATGGCGGTGACGAGGAGCCGGTTCGCGACGGTGTCGACGGGGATGTGGGCGTAGTTGAACTCGTCGACGGAGTCGACCCCGGCGCGGGCCAGCAGGTGGCGGATGTACGGGGAGGTGAAGATCTCCCCGACGTCGCCGTCGTACATCAGCTCGGCGCGCCGGTAGTCGGGTACCGCGTCTTGCAGGCTGCGGAACCCTTCGACAAGATCGGGGCTGGCGGTCACCGGCCGCGCCGACGGCGGGGCATCGCGATGCGGCGCGGGGTGGAGCGGCGGACCCGACCAGTCTTGACCTGGCCGATGTTGAGCATGGTGCGGCGCCGGCCGGTGCCGTAGCCGGAACGGCCGAGCGCACCCATGGGCGGGAAGGCACGGCCGGTGCGGGTGGTCTTCTTCTCCCGGCTGATCTGCTGGATGGTCATGCCACGGCGGCGCCGGCCGGTACCGACCGTCTTCAGGGCGCGGCGCATGCTCTGGGTACGCGGCTTCTTCCCGCGCTGCTTACGGTCCTCGATACCGGCCCACATCTTGATACCGGCCAGGTGGCGGTGGGGCTCGCGCGGGCCGCCCCGACTCTTGCTGACCAGCTTCATCCTGTTGCCCCGGACGGCGTACAGCTTCGACCCTCGCGACGCGAACCGGCCGTAACGGTCACGGAAGTACGTACGCGCCACCCTGACCACCTCCCCTGCGTTGATCGCATGGTACGGCCCGTCACGTGGGCCGGACCACCGCCACACGGCCGCCTTTCCGATCCGCCAGCAGCCGGATCACCGGCGCGACGACCGCGTCGACCATGTCGTCGTGCGGCGCCCGGGGGAACGCCACCTGCTGCTCCTCCAACCGGACCAGCTTCTGCGCGTGCTGGACCCGCCTCGTCTGGTAGTAGTTCACCGCGTTCGCCGCCCGGACCTCCTTCGGTTCCTTCCCCGCGTCGACGAGGATCAGCTTGCACGGCAGATCGTGCAGGATGTCCCGCCAGTGCTCGCCGCCCTGGTTCTGTTCGACCATGACGGCCTGGATGCCCGGGTGCCGGACCAGGATCCGCAGGATGTGCTGACGCAGCAGCTTCCCGGTCAGCTTCACCTCTTCGGCGAACTCGACCACACACTTCGACGGGATCAGGTGCGGCCGGCCGGTCAGCGGGTCGATGCCGGTGCGGGCCGGATCCGGCCGTTTCGGCGCGTACCCGACGATCGCCAGGCCGGTGAAGTCTGACCGTTTCTTCGTCTTGATCGCCGGGTCCACCGACAACACCCGGAACGTCACCCCGGGCAGCGGCCCGTAGATGAAATCGGTCTCCACCCAGTATTCGCCGCCCAACCCCATCGGGTCGTTCGCGAAGTTCTTCTTGTACGAGCGGGTGTGCCGGATCGAGTTGAGGAACTCCATCGTCCACTTCGCCGGCCACACCGACCGCTCCGTCCCATCTGGACGGACAACGATCGGCAGGGTGTGGTGGATCGTGAACCGTTCCTCCACGATCCACGGCTCCGGGTCCTCACCCTGCCCAGCCCGCACCAGCTGGTGCACCAACGAACCGGGCATGGTGACGGTGCCGGACACCACAACGCGGGCGAACTCGTTCAACGGCAGGATCGCATCCTGCACAGTGGACAGTCGTTTCCCCATCTGGTACTCGGAGTAGTTCGACTCGTCGGGTTCCATGTCGTCGAAGATGAGCAGGTCGGGGCGGACCTCGTCGACCTTCAACCCGAGCGACGTCGAGTCGATGCCCCGCTCCGCGAACGCGAACCCCGACCGGGTGTACAGCATCTGCTGCGAGTCGTTGATGGTCTTCCCGTTGTGGCGGCGGGCCGGCTCGCACAGGGCGGGGAAGTCGCGGCGGAGCAGCTCGTTGTCGGACAGCTCCCGTTTGAACGTGGCGAGGTGCAGCTCCGCCTGTGTGCCGGAGTCGGCGAACGCGGCCGCGAACCGGGCGTGGTTGTGGGCGGCGGCCCACATCGGCAGGATCAGGAACCACCACGTTGTCTTCCCGCAGGCGCGCGGCGCGACGTAGGCGTGGCGGTGCGCGCGGGGTTCGGTCTGGGGTCGGATCCACTGCAACGCTTCCCGGCCCCACGTGAAGTGGGCGTCGGCGAACGTGACTTCGCCGGTGCGCCGGTCGCGGAGGTGCTTTCGCAGGTACAGCAGCGCGAAGAGCATCGGGTCGAGGCGGGTGAGGATGCGCCGGCCGGTGGAGTCTTGCAGGAGCCGGGGGTCGAATTGGGACAGGTAGCCGTACAGGTCGAATGTGTCGGCGTCGGCGTCGGGGTGGTAGGGGTCGACGATCCGCTGGGGTGGCGGTTGCGGGTCGTCGAAGTCGATGGGCAGCGCGACGGTCACGTGCGCCGCCAGCCGCTGTGTCGCATAGTGATCAGGCTACGACATGGGGCGGGGAAGCGAACAGCTCCGCGCCCGGGGGGGTGGGCGGCGGAGCTGCTCTTGGGTGAAAGCGGGGGATTGGAGGCCCCTTTGCGGTACCCCCGACCGTAGCACCGTCACGCCAGCCGACCGGGGAATCTGCCGCCGCCGGGCGTGTCAGGCCAGCGTGTTGATCGTCCCGCTGCACTTGGTGAACGTCTTTCCACGCGAGATCACGGAGTACTCCTGCGACTGGATCAGCGGGGCGAGCCGTCGGCCCTCGCCGGTGGTGAACTCGCACAGGATCGAGTCGCCCGGCTTGCCGAACATGGTGCAGGTGACGTGGAGGAACGCGAGGCCGCGCGCGCCGTAGAGCAGGATCCGCTTTGGGGTTTGCCGCTCGAAGTTGATGACGTATTCGCCGGTCTCGCCGGTGGTCGGGTTGGTCAGCGTGACGACGTCGTCGTTGAGGTCGGTCCCGATGATGCTGCACAGCAGGACCCGGGAGATGCGCTCCAGGTGCGGGTGCCTTGGGTCGGAGGCGGTGATCTCGACGATGTAGTCGGGCGGGACCTCCGCGTTCTTGTCGGGTTTGACGTTGCGGTTGCCGGCGGCGCTGACGGACGGTTTGGGCTTGTTCGGGCCCTCGTCGATGGGTTGGCAGCCGGTGAGCGTCACCGCGAGCAGGAGTGCGGCCAGGGCAGCGCGGAGGGGATTGACAGTCATAGCTGCATCATCCCCGGTTGACACGCTCGCTGTCAAACACGCTGGTGGCGGGTCGGTGGACAGGTCTGCCCAAAAGGCGGCGCGTCCGCCGCTGTCGTGTGCCGGGTCTCTCAGCCTGCGCCCGGTTCTCCACCAACCCTATTCACCAACATGGGGGTCTCGACCAGATTGGGCCGCCCGCGCCGTCGGCCGGCAGCGAACTGGACAACGCATCTTCGAGGGATGTGCGAACGGCCCAGCGCATCCTAGCGCGACGCTAGTTGTCCTCGGGCGACTTCGTCCGGTCGTCCACCTCGCCGGTCTTCAGGCCTTCCAGCCCGACGCCGTCCTTCGCCTGCTGCTCCTTCAGCTGCCGGCCGGCCTCCTCACGGGACGGCTGCCCCGTGTAGGAACGCCACTGGTCCTCCGGGAACTTGTGCGCCTCGCCGGTCGGGTCGTTGCCGTCGCGGACGACGACCTCGCCGTTCTCGAAGTTGACGTTGATGTAGTCGTTCTCCTCGTCGCCATAGCGCAGGATGAGCGGCGACGGCTGCCCTTCGTCGAGGTCGGGGCAGTTGAGCGCGCCCTCGTTGAAAGCCTTCTCCAGCTTGTCCTGGGCGGCCGGGTTCGTGGCGAACAGTGCGGGTGCGGTGCGGTTCATGGGGGTCCCTCCCCGGGGTAGTGGACAGGTGCGGCTATCCAATACCCTCCGGCGGGCCCGATCACGCCCGGGGCGCTACTGAGTGCCTGAGTGCCTCCCACGCCTCCAGGGCGACCTGGGCGCCCGGCGTGCCGGCCATCTTGAACACCCGGCCGCCTACCTCGTCGCCGCGCGGTTCGTTGTGCGCGGCGCCTCCCAGGATGTCGCGGGGGATGCCGGCCGGGTAGGCGTCGCACCGTTCGATATCGGCCGTGTCGTGACGCAGCCGCTTGCACGCCAGGCACTGCACGGGTGGGCCGATCGTCATCGCTTCCTCTCCTTCGCGCCCTTTTCCGCCAAGCGGGCCATGATCCGGCCGATGGCGACGATCTTCGGCGGCGGGGTGCGGGTCGGGTCGGAGAACATCGCCCAGATCTCGGCCATGGTCTCGTTGAACTTGCCCGACCCGGCGTACTTGGAGATGTCCAACGCCAGCACCTTGCCCCAGCGGCCGATGACCGAGTCCAGGTAGTCGTTCGACACGACCTTCCGACCACCGGGCAGGGCATACGTCCATTTGCCCAGCTCCGACATGAAATCGGTGCCCAGGTGTTCGTCCATCGCGGCGAGCAGGACGCGGGCGTTGGCGATGCCGAGATACTCGCCGACCCCGTCCGGGTAGACGGGTGCATGGAATTGGATCATTCCCATGACGTGGTGGCCGAACTCGTGCGCGATGGTGTACTCCAGGGCGGACAGGTCCGACGGCGCGGTGTAGCCGGTCCTCTGGTACTCCTCATGCTGGGCGATCAGCTCGGCGTAGTTGTCCGGCCGGCTGTCTGACTGCGCGAACCAGGGGCTGATGTAGATCCGCCGCCCGGCCCGGTCGCGGGTCAGCGGACTGCCCCAGCCACGTTCGGGCTGGTATGAGCCGAGTTTCCGCGCCCCGCCCATGCCCATGTTCTTGTAGCTGGGAATGATGCCTTCCAGCCGCTGGACGGAGTGGGGGACCAGCTCGGCGTGGCGGTCCATCATCCGGTGCACTCGGGCGATGTCTTCGGCGTTCATGGTGCCGTTCTGTCTGGCCCGATCGGATGGCGGCAGGGTCGCTTCGAGGACACGCCGGTGGTGGGTGCGTGCGGCTTCGATGTCTGCGGGGTCGCCTAGCGCACGAAAGGGCGTACACCACCTGCCCGCCGGGTCCCGGCCCATTCACGGACGATCGCGGCGCGCAGCTGCTCCACCGTGTCCGTGTCGCGGATCCGCAGACCCGCCTTGTGCGCCACGAGCGCCAGCCGGTGCGGCGGCAGGGTGCGCAGGAGCCGGTCGGCCTCTTCCTCGGTCGAGTCCTTGACCTGATCGAAGATGCCAGCCGGGGTGTCGCGCTGCATGGCCCGGGTGATCGCGCGGTGGTCGCGGGTGGTCCGGCCCTCGATCAGGTGGATGTCAGCGAGCTTGCGGGTGTTGCCCGTGACGCGTTCACTTCGCCCGGTGGCCCAGTCGATATAGACGAACTCCATCTTCCCGTGCTTCTCACGGCGCACCGTGCCACGCAACGGATCCTCGCCTTCGGGCCGCCACTCGACGATGTCGCCGTGCTCCAGACTGGCCCGGGTAACGCCGGTCCGGCCCTCTGGCTTCGCCCGGCGGGTGGTTCCCTCGTCGCGTGGCACATCGAAGTACTTGACGATGCTGTCCAGGGTCGCGTCGATCGAGATGCGGGTCTGCCGGGCACCCAACGCCTTCGCGAGCCGGTTCACCTCAGCCTGCGACCGGAAGTCGAACCCCGCGAGGTACGCCTTCCGCTCCTCGTTGGTCTTCAGCTTCAGGATCGCCGCCCGGACCGTCGGAGCCGGCGGCGCCTCACGCCGCGTCGCACCAGGCCGCAGCCGCGCCGCATACGCGTCCGGGTCCTCACCCGGGCGCATCTTGACGGCGTTCTCCAACCAGTCCCGGATCTCGTCCTTCTTCTTCAGATACGCCGGCACCGTGAGGCCACGTTCCCGCGCGAACACCCGCAGCGCGGTGATCGTCGACGCGTTCCGGACCGTTTGCAGGTGCGGGAAGTCCGGGCCCACCTCGTGCGGCACCACCCGGGCCTTGACGGTGACCTTCTCCCCGCCGGGCAGGGTGATCGTGTAGCCCGGCCGGACCACCTCGACCGCCGACACGTCGCCCGGCAGGCCACCCGACAGCGCCTCGTGCCGCTTGCGGTCCAACGGGACGATGCTGCCCGGCTCGCCGTGCAGCTCCACCCCGAACCGCTTCAACCGGCGGGTCAGCTGGCTACGGGCGCCCGACCGGTTCCCGGCGTACAACGCGCTGATCACCGGCGACACCCAGTGGTGGATGCCCAACCGCTCCGCCGTCGCCGACAGGCGTTGCTTCAGCACATCCCGGGACGCCTGGTTACCGACCAGCTCCGCCATCTCGGCGGCGCACTCGCCGAACGGGCGGGCCTCGTCGATCAGCGCCTGCCGGGTACGGCCCTCCGTGTCGTCCAGCAGCTCCCCGGCGACTCGCTCCCGCTGCTCGTGGAAGCCCTTCATCCGGCGCCGCTCACCCAGGGCCGCCTGCATCCGCTGGCGGAGCTTGTCGGTGGTGGGCCGACCGCTCGTCGACTCGCCCAACCCGAGCGCTTCGTCCAAGCGGACCAGGTCGGCCCGCTTCAGCCCGGCCGGGATGTCACCCTCGCCGGCCTTCAGCCGAGCGACCAGCTGGTCGAATTCCTGCTCGCGGGTAGGCCGGCGGGGTGCGGCCAGCTCGGCGCGCAGCGACCGGGCCCGGGTGACGTGGTCGGCGTCGGCGCCGCGTACGAGCGACCCCATCGAGTCGCGGAACGCCCGCTTCTTGTCACCGGATGTGGCGACCTCGTCCAGCTCCCGCAGGATCTGGGCGCGCTGCTGCTCGGGCAGGGCGTCGAACTCGTCGCGGGACATGTTGGCGTACCTGGCGACCAGGTTCTTCCGGTCGGCCGGGGTCATCGGTACCGCCCCGCCCCGCCGCTCCCCCTGGCCGGCCGTCTCCAACGCATCGGCCAGCCGGCGCAGCCGGCGCGCGTCCGCCAGACCCATGTCACGAAGATCAGCCGGGTCGTGGCGGAGCACACCCATCGTGTCGTAGTCCTGCAACTCGCCAGCGTTCGCCCGCCGATCCAACGAGTCGGCGTCGCGGCGCAGCGCTTCGACGATGTCGTCGCTCGGCCGGCCCAGCTCGAACGACGTCCGGGCTACGCCGTAGCTGTCAGTGCCGTGGCGAGTGGACAGGCGCCACGAGTCTTTCCCGAGCGCGCCCTCAGCGATCTCGTTGAACCGTGCCCGACGCTTCCGGTTCGCTTCCGCTTCCGCCTTCGGCAGGGCGGTGGACTGCCCACGCAGGAAACCGGCGAGCCGGTTCAGGTACTCCCGACCGCCAGCCCACTCCTCCGGGTGGGTCTCCGCCTCCGCTTCGAGCTGCCGGACGACGTCGGCCGGGTCCGCCCCGCTCTTCAGCCCGTTCAACGCGGTCAGCGCCGGCAGGACCCGGAAGTAGCCGGCCCCGTCCCCGGGCCGGCGCAGGTCAGACAGCGCCTGCGCATAGTCGACGGCCTGGTCGAACAGCACCTGCGGGTCCCGGGACGGGTCCGGGTGGGGCGGCTCGACAAACCCGGGCGGCTGCTCGTCGACGTCGACGCGGGGCGGCGTGGGCCGGGGCCGGTCGAGCAGGTCGGCGACCTGCCGCAGCGCCTCGTCGTCGGCCTTAGTGTGCCCCGACCGGCCGATGCCGTCACGGAGCACGCTGGCGACGTCTTTCGCGGACACGCCGAGTCCGAGCGCGCCGAGCCGGTCCATCGCGTAGCGGCGTCCTTTTTCGGACATGGCGAACTGGTCGAGGTGGCGGGTGGCGGAGTCGTAGGCGTCCATGCGGGCGATGTCGGGGGTTGGGTCCGGTGTGGTGCCGCCCGTGCCGAGTCCGAGCGCGTTGAACTGGTCGAGGGGCAGCCCCGAGTCAGCGAACCGGCGGGCCTTCTCGGAGTCCATGCCGGTCGACAGGCCGGCCGTGTAGCGCATGCTCCAGCCCTCAGTGCCCCGGGGAAACGCGAACGGGCCGGTTCCGGTGCTCTGGTCGGTGTCGGACGCAACCGGACGCCGCACCTCGATCTTGCTGTTGTGGGCGGCGCCCTTGATGATGTGCCCGTCGGCGTCGTAGAACACGTAGCTGACGCCCGTCGGGCCGTGTCGGGCTACCTCGACCCGTGCGACGCGGTGTTCCTCGACCCGCTCGGGACCGAGGGGCCCCTCCGGGGTGTAGTCGCGGCGCCGCAGGATGATCGTGTCGCCGAACGTGATGTCTTTCGGGTTGACCTGCTCCGTGCCGGCCGGGCCGCGCTGCTCGGCGGCGAGCCGGCGTCGGGTCTGCGCGTCCGACAGCGTCCTCCGGGCCTCGAACAGCTGCCCCCGCAGCTTCGCCTCCCGAGGACTGGCGACCTTCGAACTGCCCCGGTTCTTCCGGGCCTCCGTCGCCTGGCTCAGCTGGCCACGGAGCCGCTCGACGGTGGCCTCCATGCGGGCGATGTCGGCGTCACCCGGCGTGCCGGCGGGTGCGGGCGCGCCGCCGCTGCTGGTGTCGATGTTGCCCAGCTCGTCGAGCATCGACTCCTGCCCGGGCCGCTGCCGGCTACCGGACGTATCGAGGAGCTGGGTCTGCTCGTACCGTTCGCGGGGGGCGCGGCGGGTCGGTTCGGCCCGGAACCGGCGCTCGCCGTCGCCGAACAGGTCCGGCTCGCGCGCCGGCCCCGATGCCGGGCGGCTGCCGGCGGCGCTGCGCCGGGTCACCGTCTTCGTCTTCCCGCCGGGCAGCCGTTCCGCGACCGCGACCGCCCACCGGGGTACCGGCACATGCTTCGGGGCGAACTCGCCGCCCTTCGACTGCGGGGAGTGCGCCGGCCAGCGCACCACCTTCGATTCGTCGAACCTGCGGCGGCGGCGGCCCATCGGCCTCTCCTCTCGGGTCAGTCCTCGCTCGCGGAGATGTATCCCCGCACCCATGATGTGGCCAGGCTGCGCGCGCGAACATCGCCGTTCGCATCGTACGGGCAGGACGTCAGGGCAGCCCCGTCCCGCGCGGCGGCGCGGCCCTGCCGCTGCGCGATCTCCCGCTCCTCCACCGACGTCGCCGGATCGGTCACCCGTCCCACCTCTTCAGCGCCTCCATGGCCGGCAGCTCCGGCACCACGGTGTGGCTGTACTGGCCGGTGGTGGCGTGCGCGATCACCCGGATCGCGGACCAGTACACCAGCCGGCGGGGTAGCCGCCACACGATCGCCGTGAGGAGCTTCTCGCCGAGCTTGTTCGTGTTGTAGCGCCACAACGCCACCCGGAACCGCAACGCGCCTGCCATCCGACTTGTCATCATGTCTTCAATCCTAGATCCTGCATCCGTTCCCGCGACACCCTCGCCCCCCGCGTGTCCCGACCCGTCAGCTGCGCCGTGAACTGCGCCAGCGTCAACCTCGGATGCGTCTCCCAGAACTCCAGCAGCTCCGGCGACGCATACTTCGCCGCCCGCGACGCTGGCCCCGAGAACAGCGACCGCGCCGACACGCCCCGCCCCCGGCCGGCCGCGCTGAGCAGGTGCCCGTTCGCGGCCTGCTCCGCCGCCAGATACGACAACGCCACCCACTCCCGGTACATCCGGCCGATCGCCGCCCGCTGCGTCTCACCCTTCCGCCGGTCGGTCAGGTCGACGTTGCCGTACACCTGCCGCACAGCCTCCAGGTAGTCCATGCCCCGCGAGATCAGGTCGTCGATCTCCAGCTGCTCCGGCGACAGGTCCAGCTGGTCGTCGAGGCGGGTGCCCTCGTCGAACCGTTCCCGGTCGCGGCGCACCAGCTCCGCCCACATCTCGTCCGCCGCGTCGAGGTCGGCCTCCGACGCGCCGCCGCTCACCGACAGGACCTTGTCGTAGGCGTCGCGCAGCTCGACGTCGCTCAACCCGCCGTACGGGGAACGCTGCCGGCGGGCGCCGATCTGCTCGGACAGCTGCCGCGCCCAGTCCAACGGATCCCGCTGCTCGCGCTCGTCGAGTTGGGTGCCCTGCTGCCCGGCCAGCGCGGCGTGGACGTCCTTCAACCTGCGCTCGCCCGAGTACCGGGCCCGGCCGGTGGTCGGGTCCTTCGTCCACGTCGCGACGTGCTCGGTGTCGCCGCGCCGGAGGGTGACGGTCCACTGGTCGCCGGACTTCGGCCGGCGCCGGTACTTCACCTCCGCCTGCCAGCCGTGCAGCTTCGCCTCGTCCATCAGCCGGGCGGCCGGGCGGGGCGGGGTAGACGGCTTCGGAGCGTCCTTCGTGGGCGGTCGGCCGGGACGCGGCCGGGACGGTGTCGGCGGCGCCCCGGCCGCGCCGATCGGGGGCAGCCGGCCCTCCACGACGCCGAGCCACCCGGCGGTCGGGGCGTATTCACCGCCCTTCGACCTGGGGGTGCCGGCCGGGTAGTGGCGCCGGCCGCGCCGGTCAACGATCACGACGAGGTCCCTCGCCACCGGGTGATCAGCTCGTCGACCTGGGCGTGGTAGTCGTCGTCCACCGCCGACGGCGTCCCACCGCCAACCGGCAGGAACCCGTTGCCCCCAACCAGCGTCAGGCCGGCGCGGCGGGCCAACCACTCGTCATGCAGCTCCCCCGCAGCCCGCAGGAACTCGTCCCGTGTCACAACCGTTTCACCCCATCCCACGACGAACCGTCCATGATCTGCCTGCCCGGCCACGTCGACGCGTGCGGCGACCATCCCAACATCAGCCATTCGAGCGGGGTCGAGTTGTCCCGCGCCGCCAGCTCGTCGACCTGCTTTCTCCATTGTGGGTGACTGACCAGCCACTCCCGGGCCTTCCTGATCACGTCATCGCGGGCGTCCGGGGCGGCGAAGTCGAACCCTGCCCGCGCCCAGAAGATCCCACCCGTGAGGATCGTGTGGAGGCGTAGTTCCCGAATGCCGGCGGCCCGGAACGCCGCCTCGAAGTGGTGCCGGTAGCGGGTCCCGAATCCCTGCCGCCGGTAGTCCCCGCCCTCCGCGTTGTCGGCGCTGCCTTGCACGAACAGCCCGTTGACGTAGGCGGAAGGGACGTCGCCGATGGTGGGGTCGTGGATGGTGAACTCGGCCTGCCCGACGATGTTGTCGTCGGAGTCGTGGATGTCGGCGAACACGTACCGGGATCCGTAGCCGGGCTGCCCGGTTACCCGGCTGACAACGACGGACAGGCCGGTGTCGGGGTCGGTGTAGTCGACGGCGGCGCGGATGGCTTGCTCGTTGGAGTGGAACACCGTCGGGTCGCCTGCGGGGAGCCGGGCCTCGACCTGGCCCAGCCATCCCGCCCGGGGGGCGTACTGGCCGCCCTTGCCGTCGGGTGTGCCGGCGGGCCAGTGCCGGGCGCCGTTACGGTCAACCAGCATCGGCGACGACCTCGGCGTCGAGGATCTCCCGCTCCCGGTTGGCCACCTGCGCCTGCGCCTCGTTCAGCAGCTCCGCCAACGCCCGATCAGCCTCCGTCTGATGGGTGATCACCGCGTCGACCTTGCTCGCCGCGTACCCGCCCAGGATCTTCATCCGCTCCTGTGTCAGCGGGATCGCCGCGCGGACCGCGTCCGGGTTGCCGTGCTGGATCTGCGGCCACAGCGCCTTCCACATCGCGTCGAGGCGGGCCAGCTCCAGCCGCCGCGCCTCATCAATCTCGGGTGGCGGCAGCATCGCCAACGCCTCGGACAGGTAGGTGGTGGCGGTGTGGACGGTCACGCCCAGCTCTTCGGCGATCTCGACCGGGTTCTTCCCGGCCACGGCCAGCTCCATCGCTTTCGTGCGGCGCACCGCGACGGCGACCTGGGTGATGGGGACGACCCGGCCGTCACCTCGCCTGCCTGCCATGGCAGGAGTGTAACGGCCGGTGATCGTCCCCGCGCTCAACCAGCCGGGCGGTCCTGCGCCTCGGCCGCGTCGAGGTCGGCCTGCAACTTGGCGATCTCCCGCCGCAGCCGCTCCGCCTCGTCGACAACCTCACCGCCGCTACGCGGATCCCGCTCCACAACCTTCGCGTCCGCCAGCTCCGCCCGCGCCACCGCGAGCGCCTCGTCGAGCGCCGCCCGCGACTTGTACACCTGCGCACCGGTCGCGACAACCTGGTCGGTGGACCCGGCGAACTGCCACGTCCACTGCTCCTCGCCGTCCTTCACCAGCTTCTGGACCGAGATCTCACCCTTGAACGCCACCGGGGTCCTCTCAGAACTCGAACGTCAACCGGCAGGGCTGATTCTCCTGCGGGTCGCGTTCAGCGTCCGCGCAGTGCAGATAGAAGTGCCGGTTCACCGGTAGGAACCCAGCGACCCGCACCGCGCCCTGCCCCGTGTGGGCATGCACCGTCCCCGTCCGGTACCACGTGCCATCCTCCCGTTGGATGTGCATGAAGATGATCGCCTCGCGCAGGTTGCTGTCGGGGCCGATGCCGCGCAGTCGCGCGTTCAGTTGCTGGCCGCAGCCAGCCGAGATGCGGTACCGGCCGTAGTCGTGGCCATTCTCAGCCGGTTGCCACACCACTGTGGACGCGAACGGCGGGACCGAGTCGTTGAAGTCGACGGTCTGGCAGCCCGGGATGGGTGCGCGGGCCGCCGCCGCCTCGGGCCGGGCCGCTGACGCGGGCACCGCCCACAGCAGGACGACGGACATCAGCACGGCGAGCGCCGCCGCGAATCTCTTGAACATGTCGTTTCTCCTTCGTTTACGGGCAGCCGGTGGTCTGGCCCTCGACACGTCGCGGTCCGAGGCACACCGCGCTGATCTCGTCATTGTTGATGGCCCCGACGTAGTTGACCTGTGTGTTCGGTCCGTACGTGAACTGCGGCGAGCCGCACGGGTTGTGCCAGTAGATCGTGAGCTGCGCCCCGCTGGACGTGTACCTGTTCCACAGCGACGAAATCCGGTCGTTCATGTTCGACGGTACGCCGATGCAGGTGCCCACGGGCAGCAGCTGCGACACCCAGTGAGTGCCGTTGCCGTCCCGGTCGGTGGCGAAGCACACCCGGGCAGTCGAGGTGCACCAGGACCAGTTCACCGCGTCGATCGACGTGTCGGTCTGCGTCAGCAGCTGCGGCCCGGCGAACGCCGTGTTGAAGAACACCGACGACGCCCGGTTCCGGTTACAGGTCGACGGGAACTGGCAGCCCGGGTGCGACGCCACCGTATCGACCTGCATGAAGTTGGCTTGGGTGACGCCGTCGAAGATGGTCCGGCCGTCCTCGCTCTTCAGCAGCTGGCCGGTACAGCCGTGGTTGTCGTAGAACTGGACGCTCTTCGTGGTGTGGTTGCGGAACGAGTCGGCGCTGTCGTTCTGCGCGCCGAACAGGTCGAAGCAGGTGCCCGGCGTCGAGGAGAACCCGCCGCCGATCGGCGAGCCGGAGCCGTTGGTCGCGTTCCAAATGCACACCGTGCCGGTGTTGCATTCGCTGTACGACGCCTGTGCGGGGGCAGCCACGGCCACCGCCAAACCGCCGCCGAGCACCAACCCAGCGAGCACCGCCGCCAGTCGCTGCCGCATCTTCATGAATTGCCTTCCTCTCGGGAATCGTCCTGTGTGGACCGTTCGGGCAGGTGCGCCGCGAACGTAGCCCACAGGTCTGCCAACTTGTGCCACAACGCGGCCCGGCCCACATCGCCGGCCTCGTCGTAGCGGCGAGCCCACATGGCGCACTCCGCCGCCTGCCGGGCTGCGCCGGCCCGGTCTACGGGAAGTCGGGGTCGGCGGGCCGGCCCGTCACCACGCTGAGCCGTTCCATCAGGTTCCGGGCCGTCTACTCGAATACGCGGATCCGGTCGGCCACCGCCTCGGAAGCGTCCGGCGTTACGGCGGAAAGGATTCCACACGCCTCGTTCACCACCTCCAGCAGCTCGACGAGATCCTCCGCGCCGGCCCGCACCAGCGGGTCGGCGACCACGCCGGACTCCACATACTTCTCGGCCTCCCGGGCGCCGATGAGCCAGTACTCCTGGCACAGGGCGGCGATCGCGAGCCGGTCGGCGTGGTGGCCGTCGTCGTCGTCGCTGTCCCGTTCGGAACCCATGTCGTCGAGGACTCCCTCTGCGAGCTGGGCGAGGAACGGGCCGAGCGCGGTCGCGGCCGCGTCGAGGCACGCGAGGCGGGTCTCGACGGCCCGCTCGTCGCGACGGATCGCGGCGGTGCCGGCCGCCACCTTGGTGCTCTGCTCCAGCAGGGCCCGGGCGCGTTCCATCTGGTCGTGGTGCTGCCGCTTGGCCCGGTCGAGGAGCTGTTCGTACCGGTCCAGCAAGGTCGCGTCGAGGGGTGGGGTGTTGGGTAGCACTTCGGTCATGCCGGCACCGTAGCACAGGTGGCAACCGTGTTGACATACCCGTGCGTGGGCGGGAACGAGGAAACGTCCCCGGGGTGATGGCACCCAGGGGACGTTCCCGTTGAGACCTATTGCCGATCGACGTTCAACGTTACCGACGGGTTTCCGCGCCTGTCAATCCAGCCACGGCCACGCCGCCCGGCGGCCCGCCTCGATCAGCGGAACCATCCGGAACGTCGCGTCGGTGAGCCCACCGAACTCGTGCCGGAACGCCACGCTGCCGGCCGGCAGGGCGGTGTGCTTGTAGCCGCCCAGGTTGAACCCGTACAGCGGCACATCAGCCGGCACCGCGCTGGTCGTGTCCCGGTCCATCGTCTGCATGTCCGAGATGATGAACACCCGATCATGCTTGTTGAACGCGGCCCGCACCGATCGGGCGATCATCGTGCCGTGCCCGACCTCGCCGGTGCGCTCCAGGAACCGCTCGACCTCACGGATCACCGACGCGGCCTTCGGGATGCGGTGCGCGAACGTCCCGTCGGCGAACCCGACCAGGTCCGCCCCGCAGCGGGCGGCGAGTGCGACACCGAACACGGCGGCCGCCTTCGCCGGGCTCATCTTCGAGTGGCGGGACATGCTCGACTGCATCGACGCGGACGTGTCGATGAGGACCAGCGTCCGGCCCGGCAGGTCCGGCAGGTTGGCCAGGGACAGGTTCAGCGCCGTGTCCAGCGCCTTGCCCCACCGCAGGTTCGGGGCGTTCTCGTACGCGGCGAGGAACCGGTACGGGAACTGCCGCGACTTGGCCACCTGGAGCGGGTTGGCGAGCCGGGCCGCGATGTCGACGGCGACGGCGTCGGTGACGCCAGCCTCGTCCATGTTGCGGAGGTTGCGCAGCAGCGCCATGTAGCCCATGGTCGGCCACAGCGCGGTCCACAGCTTCGCCTTGTCCACGCCGGACCCGGCCAGCGACAGGGCGTCCTCCCACGTCATGCCGGCCGCGCGGAGCTTCACCGGGTCGAACAGTCCAGCGGCATTGCCCTGCGCGACCGCGTCCCGCAGCTGCTGGTTCTCCCACACCATGGGCAGCTTCGTCAGCTGGTTCTGGTCGGCGGGGTGGTTGTGGCGACGGTCGATCAGGTACCGGAACAGCTCGCTCTGCTCGTGGTCGCTCGGCGACGGGTGCGTCAGGTCGAGCACGTCACCGAACCGGAACCCGTGCGAGGGGGTGTCGTACTTCAACGCCGCGTACGGGGTGTACAGCCGGCGGGCAGCGTCGGCGACGCCCCGCTTGATCGGCTGGGGCAGGTTCCGCCCGTACCGGGCCGTCCAGTAGGCCAGGAACTCGCCGGGCTCGTCCGCGCGCTGCAACACCGACGCGACCATCGCCCGGGTCGTCACCTGCGGCACCTGGGTCGGGGCGGCGTCGCCGGCCTTCGCGGTGCGTACCGGGTTCGCGGGCCACACGCCGGCCCTGGTGATCAGCCGGGCCTGCGCCGCCTCGGCCGCGCCGACCAGCGACGCCGACCGCATGTTCGCATCCTCGCGCAGCCAGCCGAGGAACCCGGCCATCCACTGCGGGTCGAGGACAGCGACCGTCTGCACCAGCTGGGCGTACCGGGAGTCGCGAGCGCCGGCCTTCTCGTAGAACGTGTCCTCACCGACCATGTTCGACACGGCCAGCAGGAACAGCTCGGACTTCTCGTCGCGGCCGTAGCCGGGCGCACCCTCGTGCGTCGGCCCGGTCGGGGTCGCCTCGGCGATGATCGGGCCGGCGCCACGCGCCGCAGCCCGCTTGTCGATCGTATTGAACTTGGCCATGAGAAAGCGGCTCCTTCCGCCAGGACGGGAGGAGCCGCTTCCGAAGACGTGGGGATGCCCGAGAACCAAGCCGGCCGGGCGATCGTAGGCGCTCTGCCTATTGAGCTACAGCCCCCGGTTTCCCAAAGGCCGGCGGGATTCGAACCCGCGCCACCCGCTTACAAGGCGAAGAACTCCCAACCTTCGCACCGGGCATCACACGTCTGAAGTTGGTCCCCCCTGAGAACCAGGACGCCCATCGGAGTAGTCATCAGCCTGAAGTA